ATGTTCTCCATCCATAGCGCGCTGTTCTTGTTCTTCATAATCTCGACGCGAATCTGGTTTCCCGCTTCCTTCACGAAGTTTGTTTTTTGCAATAGGCGTAAGAATCACTTTTCGCTCCATGTTGAATGCTGTGTACATTGGCTAAATTTAAAAAAACGTTTCAATTTAATTATCATCAAATAATTGAAACAATGTAGTTTTTAATGCTTGATTTTCAACATACATGGTACGATTAACTGTATAACCTCCAATATAAATCCATCGTTCCCATGATTGGGTTAATATTTCGTTGGATAAATAAAGTACTTGACGGTTTCGTTGACCAATATGTTCTGGCCATTCAGGCAGACGATTTACAGCAGGATGCACTTCAGTTACTATATGATAATTCACGTGTGAATTATTATGTACAAACACAAAAACATCACCGACAATGGTTCTATTGGATGGTGCATCGTTCCACATCCAAGTTTCTCCCAAAAAAGACCTATGTTGTTGTTCTTCGTAATCTCGTCGAATATTGTTTACAGGCTCTAGTTGATTACCGTTACCAGGTTGTATAGGACGGGTTCGTGCAATAGGAATAAGAATCACTTTTCGGTTCATCGTTAACTATGATTATTCAACTAAAAAATAACTCAATTTTAATCTACCGATAATGCAATATTGTCTGATTCAAACAATTCTGCATTTACATCTGAAACATCTACAATGTTTTTAACACCAATCAGGTCTCCATTTTTGTCCAACGTCTGAGTAAGTTTGTTACCCGTGTTGGTAGCCTTTGCAATATTTTCTTCCATTGCCTTTTTCTTCGTTTCCTTGACACGGTTGTTGAAAAACTCTTTAGCATTGTCTTCGTTCGCCTTTTTATTCGACATGAGTTCGTTCAATTCCTTTTCTAAGAAATCAACCTTACCCGTACGATATGCATCTGGCTCCCATGGCATCCAAACTCCCACAGGACCCACATAGACGTCAAAATAAGGGTCGTTTTCACGTAACATCTTGGCACGTACTTCGGCCTCTTCTTGAGACGGATATACGCCGCGAATTTTTAATCCACGTGTGTTTGTTTGGAAATTGTGTTGTTTGCTGTATTCCAATTCCAACGCATCTAAATTCTTATCTAGGAATGTTTTGTAATCGTCGGATACAGACATAGAATTCAATGTTTCACTTTCCTCTTTACAGAATTCAGTAAGGTCTGATGTAACTTGCTCTGTATCCAAATTGTATTTATAAGCCAAAAAAGCGGAAAATTTAGCAAATTTTTCAACGGATTTAATCATATCCCATGTTTTTACAAATTGGTCAAATTGAAATTGTTCTTTAGACTTAATTATATTTTCGGGAGAAACAAAAGATACACAAACAAACTTTTGTTGAGCAATCGGTTTGTCTTCCTCCAATAAATCAACTATTTTAGACATACCATCCTAAAAGTTGTCTATTTAAGTTTTAATTACATTATATTTTTTTCTATGCAATTATTATAATGTTTGATTTAGGAGAATTAGTAAAACGCGCTATTAAATATTTAGTGGAAGGTTTGATGGTAGCTATTGCCGCCTATGTTATTCCAAAGGGCAAGGGTCTTTCTTTAGACGAAGTTGCCCTTATTTCTCTTACTGCCGCTGCAACATTCTCTATTTTAGACACTTATATTCCCAGCATGGGTGTAACTGCTCGTACCGGTGCCGGATTCGGTATTGGTGCCAATTTAGTCGGTTTCCCGCGGTAAATCATAAACTTATATCTTTTTTATCATAAAGATATAAATTAAAACAGTAATTCAATACATATCTATATTCGTTACTTTTTGTATAAAAAAAGGAAATATAATTAATACCCATGCAATCATTTCATAACCTATACTACATAAAATATTTAAAAATACAGACAATAATAAGATAAAGAATAATTTTATAATAATATATTTTATATCAAATTTGGTTGAATTATTTATGATTAAATAAAAAATACTTATTATACAATATAAAAACGCAGGACTACATAAATCATAAAAAGAAGGACTATATAAATGAGAAAAATTCATACTATAATATTATATAATATTGTCTAAACAATGGTGCATTTGAACCGATGGAATCCGTACAAGATTGGGTGCAATCTTTATATTCATCTGGATGGACCGGATGGACAGCTTACAATGATGATACTACCGTAACCAACAAAAAAACAAAAGGGCACTGTAAAGGAATTGTTAGCTGGAATGCATCCAAAATAGGATGGTTAATTCATTCCGTTCCTCATTTTCCTACTGAAATAACAGCAACATCTATTTCTCCCATTCTTCCTTCCGAACTTATTTACGGTCAATCATTTGTCTACCTAGAAATGCCATATTCGAAAGAAAGGTTGGAAACTATCTTGAAACAAATTGAATGGATGGATGCAAACCTCTTTTTGCAGACCAATATGCCTATTCCTCCCTCTTATTTCAGCGTTACAGAAATAAAAAAAATGATAATTTCATCTACAATTACGCATTATTCTAAACCATCCCATCACATTATGGATATTTACGGAGAACATTTATGCGAATTAGACAAATCTACATGGTATGTAGAAACGTGGCGTCGAGGGTCTACCATTAAAACGGTCACATCAAATCTACATGATGTTAAGATGTTAGGCTGGTTTGCAGTCAATTACAAAGAATCACAAGACCATTCAAAATGGGCCGTCTCTAAACATCATGTATGGATAGGAGATTTAAACCGTATGGAATCACAAATGAAACGTGGAGGTGGCGGTGTGATGATACGTGATGCTGCCATGGTAAAAGCATTTCGTGGGTTGATTATTAATTAATTTACACGCCAATTGTTATCACAATCAATACAGGTTACAAACGATGTCATGGGTTCATCTGCCGACCGAATTTGCATTTGGTAATAGGAACAATTCTTACTGTCGCACCGACGACACTTAAACGAAGTAGTATTGGCAGTTAATTTGTTGGTTAACATGGACTGTGCTATTTTTTGCTGTTTTTCAATCAACGATTTCCATATAGTTGGATTCATTTCTTGATGTGTCAAATAGGCTATTTTATAGGGGTCTTGTTTAATAAGTGATTGTACGTGTTCTGTATCAATGTTAGACATGATTGATTTGAATTTAGAAATATAGAGTTCTACAAAAAAGGGATTGTTCCATTTTTTTATAATTTTACGAGTTGTACATTCTTGTATCGTATAATTATAAATTCCGTTTTCGATAATCAATGTAGTTGAATCGATATGAAGTTTGTTATTCAATGCCGTTCGGATAGTTTCACGAAATAAAGTAGGATTTTCTACAATACGCATAGTTTCTTACTTTAAAAAATATATTTCTAAATCAATTTTCTTTAAACTTCATCATCACTAACTACAAAACCATCTTTTACATACCCTTCTTTCGTCATTGCCATCACTGTACCTTCGTTTTCATCTGCAGATAGTTCAGATTCAGATTCAATATCTTCAAATCCACCCATCAATTCTTCGTAAATAGTTTCCCATTCAGGAATAGTAAGAGCCTCTACTGGATTGACCAACAAACATTTCCCGTAAAAGATTTTTTCATCATAGGGTGGCGGGAAATCGTATTTTACTATCTTGGACGACTGTTTCTGCTTAGTACGACCATACAAGTAAATAGTTTTTCCGTTGAGTTTCCATACACATTTGCGTTTCCCGTACTCTAACACATCCACATTCTCAATTTCCTTGAGAGTTCCGTTACGTTCTACCAAAATGTACATAGTGTACTTGTATCTATTTGTTTAACTTTTTTCAATTTTTATTTAAAATATAAAATTGAAATGATTTTTATAATTTATGAATTGTACAAAGTATTTTCAACTATGAACATTACAACCACTACTTGGCGTGTTGGCCAAACCATCATCGATGATACAGTGGGCATTTATAATGTAGCCTTGTATAAGTTGGACGGGCTTCCTGTGCGAACTATCACGACAATGTACGACGATTCTCCTATCGGGGTGATTCTTCACCTTTTTGGCCATGGCGATTGGATTTATTTTGATAACGCACTCACCTATGCCATCAAATCCAAGATTCCTCGTATCCTTAACCATTGTAAGACTTACGAGCCGGAAGTAAAAGAAATGCTCTCCAACGCAAAAACTCAAGCATCTGACCTGATGTACCGCATCAACAACCAAGAATTCTGCACTTGCGGGGAACTCAACCATGGGTCGTCTCGATGTCAAACCGGGAAATACTGTGAAATGTAAGTATGTAACTGGGTAGTGTGAGGGTTTTTGGGTTTTGTTTTTTCTTTTTCTTTTTCTTTTTCTTTTTTATGTTGAATAAAAATTGAAATGTTTTTACTAAATAGGAGATAGTATTCAGGTGTCAACCTTTTTGCAACAGAAATGGCTATCTCAATTTCAACTACTTGGTGTGTCGGCGATTTGATTGTGGACAAAGACGAAAATTACAATGTAATCATCTATTGGTTGGGTGGCATTCCCGTACGTTGTCTCGCAATTGAAGATACCAATACGCCAATCGCGGTTATTATTCACGTACTTGGTCACGGCGACTGGGTGTTCTTCAACATTCCGCATTCACGGTCCATGATTCCGCGAATTCTCAACAAATGGACACTGTACGAAGAATCTACGGTCGAAGAAACCGAGCGAGTTCAAGCAATATTATCAAAAGCGTATAATCAAGCATCAAAAATTATGGCGAGTATTGATTCCAATTAATGTAAACGGTAGGGTATAGAGTGAGGGTTGTGGGTTTTGCTTTTTTTAAAAATTGATAAAATAATTAAATTGTATATAAATATAAATGGCATATAAAATTATTACACAAGAGTTCAATCATGTTCTATATACAATTGCTTACAGATATTTACCCATGTTTGAAATGGGTGTAAATGTACCTAATTATTCTTATTATATACAAACAATTGAATCAAAACAACATGATATATTTGATACATCTGTTAAGCCTCCTAGAAAAATAACAGTTGGAGATGTAATGGAATTAGGCGAAGATAAAATAAGTGCTGTATTACAAACAATTATGTTAATCAATCAATTGGCAAATGAAATTAAGCATAATCCTTCTGAAACATTCTAAAAATAATTAAATCCGAATTAGTCCAACGTATTCCCTTACTATGTGTATTGAATGGATTTTTCCACATGGTTCCCACATGTTCTGTATGCGGATATTGTTTGGCTAATTCTTTTAATGCTTCTATTTTTTCTTTTTTGTTCATACACTACCAAAAAGAAAAAATAAATATAGTTTAAACATTAATGTATTGTGAATCGACTACATATGGTGTTCCATGATACATAAATACAAGCGATTGAGTTAACTGGTTGAAGAAATCTAAACATCTATACGATTGCATTGGTAAAAACTTGACATACGCAATGTTTTGTTCTTCAAAACTGCATTCTTTTACACACTCAACGCCAAATAATTGTTTGAAAGCATCTTTGACATGCTGAATTTGCGCCGATTTAACAATTACAGGAGGAAGCTGAACTAGCGCCATTTTACATTCATTACATATTTTATTTTGTTTCAATTTTAATTAAATAGTATACTGTATCATTAATCATGGGTAACCAAGTAAGTAAAAAGGTTAGTTTTCAAGATATACAACATGCGCAAACTAACGAACGTACTATTATTATCAATACTTTGTCCGAGCAAGAACAATCTATTTTAATTTATAAAACTGTACCTATTTCAAATGAAATAAGTCAAGTTGAAAATGCAATAAAATTAAAAAATAATATTATTATTTACGGTAAAAATAGCAATGATGAATCCATTTATATAAAATACAACCAAATTAATAAATTAGGAGGATTAGTTTATATTTATGTAGGCGGTTTATTTGAATGGTTATTGTTACAAGATATTTATGGCTCGGATATGTTCAAAACCACAAATAAAACACTAGATATTTTAAAATTCAAACCCAACAATATATTAAATACAAATTATATTACGTATTAAGTATGGTAGGCGGATTATTAAATTTAGTCGCAGTAGGAAATCAAAACATTATTTTACACGGAAATCCGCAAAAAACATATTGGTCAAGTACCTATAAACGAATTACTAATTTTGGAATGCAAAATTTTAGGTTGGATTATGAAGGATTGCGACAGTTATCTGTAACGACTGAAACTACGTATACGTTCAAAGTGAAACGGTATGCTGAATTATTAATGGATACCTATTTTGTGATACAAATACCAGATATTTATAGTCCAATTTATCCTGATATAGAATCAGAAAAATGGGTTCCTTATGAATTTAAATGGATTAAAAATTTAGGAGCGATGATGATTAAAAATATAAAATTTACCATTGGCGGTAGTTTGATTCAACAACTTACAGGTACAGACATGGTTATATTAGCGAATAGAGATTTATCAGCAACGTATAAAAAAAAATGGGATGAAATGATTGGAAATACGCCAGACATGTACGACCCTGCCAACGCATTGGGTCGCGACAACCGATACCCGAACGTCGGATACAATAACAATGTACTACCAGAACCATCCATTCGTGGAAAACAATTGCGAATTCCATTGCCTATTTGGTGGGGGTTTACATCTCAACAAGCATTTCCGCTAGTAGCATTGCAGTACAATATTCTTCAAATTGACATTACACTACGTCCTTTACGTGAATTATTTCAAATTAGAGATGTCATTAACCCTCAATTGAATTATCCGGTAATTGCTCCTAACATGACAATACCAGAACATCAATTTTTTCGATTTCTTCAACCTCCTCCTAACCCAGAATTAATTTATACCACTACCGTAACGAATTGGAACGAAAATACGCATTTATCGTGCCAATATTGTTTTTTGTCGGAAGAGGAGGCCAAATTATTTGCACTACAACCTCAAAAATATTTGATAAAAGAATACCATCAAACCCTATTTACCAATGTAGGAGTAACGGATAAAGTATGGTTGCAAAATTCGACCGCTCTTGTGTTAGATTGGATGTTTTTATTTCAAAGGGCAGACGTTCCTTTGCGGAATGAATGGAGCAATTTTACCAATTGGGCGTACGATTATCTTCCTAATCCAATTGAAATATTGCCAAAAGTTATGGAAACAGGGCCATTTGGAACAATAGGATATGGGACAAACCCCAATAATTATACACTTACCAATTTATATGGTACCGGTGATTATCATCCCGAAAATCAAAAAAGTATTTTACTTTTATTTGGAATTACATTTGATGGAACAGTAAGAGAAGAAATAAGAACTGGCAATATTTATTTACAAGACCAACAATATTTAACCAGTGAAGGGTACGGGTCAACTTCACTAGAAGGATTGTATGCGTATCATTTTTGTTTAGATACGTCTCCTTTTCAATTACAACCTTCAGGAGCCATTAATTTAAGCAAATTTTCAAAAATCGAATTTGAATTTACTACCATTACACCTCCAATTGACCCCAATTCTACTTATTTAGTCATTTGTGACCCTATATTAAATCAACAAATTGGTGTAAACAAATCTATTTATCGATTATATGAGTATGGGTTTAATTTATATGTATTAGAAGAACGATACAACGTTCTTACGTTTTTATCGGGGAATGCAGCAATGATGAATGCCAGATAAAATTACGTATAGTTCTCTAAGTTGAAAATACAATATA